GACCAACATAGATCTGCTTTGATCTCATATCATACAAATGAATTTCCCCATTCCAATTCCTTCCACGGTACTGGGGCATAAACTTTGCATTGGGAACCTCAAATTTGAAATGATCTCTTAGTTCGTATTCAATATGAGGTTCTGTTTTTACTTTTAAAAATACTTCGTTGGACTTTTGAATTATCAGGTTCGCATTCGAGGCACTAGTAATCATAACAATTTGTATTGCTATGATTATTTATTTACCCCATTCCAGACATAAATCTCTGGTATTCGATTGCATTTTTAATCTGATATGTTCTGTTCTGAATCATTTTAAGAATGCTTTCAATGTAAACTAGCATTGTATCGTAGTAATCAATCTTCAAACATACAGTTGAAAGTTTTTCATCTGCATCAAGATACTTTTGCATAGTATCCTTGTCTCTGATTTTCTTTGGAAAGGGATTATCAATGTATACATCTGGATCAGACTTTCCAGAATAATACTCATACCTTTCGTGACGAATATTTCTCTTCTGCTGCTCTGCTTTTTTTCTTAAAAGAAAGATGGTATTATAAAGGTCAAAATATTTTGCATGAAGTTGGGGAATATTCAAAGATTCTGTATGTAAATTATCAGGATCTATCTTTGCATCTTCACTCCACATTTTTTGTATAGTATCAAGATCAATCGTCATAGAGGTGTTCCAGACAAATCAGTTATTTCATAGTAAGTATACTTGAAAGAAACGTCTGCTGTAAAGTACTGGATATCATTGTCTGTAGCATCAAATAATAAAGTTGACAATGAGTATGGGAATAGTCGTTGAAACTTAATTTGAAACTTTGAAACCAGACTACTGGATAAAACCTGAAGAGTTCCATCGGAAAAAACATTCTCCATGGATCTTGATGGTAAATCTAAAGCCTTATTTCCCGTCTTTTGCAAATCATAAATTTGTTGCAACTTCTCTGGATATCCTAAACCTCTCATCCAGTTCTGTATTTCCATATAATTTTCAAGATTCTCATCAACAAGAAAACGAATACTTAAATCTCCAAACTGCAACTTATCTCCAGGTTGATCGATGTCCTTGAGATATGTTGGTTGAACAGCAACACCTAAGTTTAAGTCGGGTATATTTGCCTGATTGCAAAAGAAAGCAACTTTTGGACTCTTATCTAATGTAAACTTAAAACCAGTAGGAGCCAAGAAGTTCCTATTTTCAATCTGTTTTGGCATGATGGTTTTCTAAGTATTTAGATAAAAAAAGAGGGTCCGAAGACCCTCTGAATAAACCTTTTGTGAGGCAGAACTCACATTAAATTTTTGACAGCAACACGTCTGTAGTAACGGTTCTGGTTGGTCTGAAGACGACCAAGACCCTGGTTGGTTCCTTCTGCGAATGGGTTAGCAACCATGCCGTAACGGGTCTTAAATCCGATCTTAGGCTGGAAGCTGTTCTCACCAACGGCACGAACCATTTGGAGAGGAACGTATGGGCAATAGAAGAGACCAGCGTCATAAGGTGAAGAACCCTTATAACCGACAACATAGTACTGGTTACCGTTAGCAGCGTTAGCAGCGGTCAGGTTTGCAGAATATGGGTCGATGTAGACTCTGTACTTACCTTGGAGAACACCAGCGAAGGTGTTACCAGTGTCATCAACGTTCAGGTTTGCGTTGAGTGCAGGGGTGTAGTCGAGAACACCAGCCATGGTCAGTGCTGAAGCAACGTCAGCAGAGCACATGATGATGTTGCCCTTCCCGCGACGAGTTCTTTGTGCGATTGCGTTAGCGTCGCGCTCGATTTGGAACAGGAGACCCTTGAACTTCTCAACTGACCAACGACCGTTGGAGTCAACGTCGAGGTCGAAGATACCAGCAGTAGCGGTATTTTGGACAGCACCTTGTTCAGCAACCTTATAGATGGTTCTGATGACTTCGCGGTTGATTTCAGCAAGAATCTCTGTGGAGAGAATGTTTGCTAATTCTGCTTCAGCATTCAGACCGTGGATTGCCTTCAGGTCTTGTGCAAGCTCAAGGCTGTATTCTGCCTTCAGAGCACGTGACTTTGCAGTAACGGTGACCTTCTCGATGGAGAAGTTCATCTGGTTGAAAGCATTTGCGGTAGTACCGTCAAGTGCTTCTGCAGAGTCAGTTCTCATGCCGCCACCGACGTTATAATCGGTAGAAGTTGCAGAACCAACAGGGTTCAGAACTGAAGGGTTGGTGCCAGACTGGGAAGTAGTACCCATACCAGCGTTGCCATCAACGAAACCGTTCTCGTCGTCACGACCGAAAGGCTGACCAGAGAATGCGGTATCTGCTTCGTTGTAGAATGCTTCAGAACCAGTGGTACGGTTAGTACTATAGCGTGAACGCATTGCGAAGATCAGTCCAGTAGGACCGTTCATTGGTTGAACGCCAGCGAGGTCATAAGCGACCAGGTTAGGCATGGAGCGTCTGATCAGAGAGATCAGAACGGGGTCGAAACCAGCAACAGGACCTGTTGCGGTTGCGTCAGCGGAGAAACCAGCATTGGCACCAGAACCAGTGTTCATGGTGGGTTGCTCCATCAGCATTCCGCCTGCATTGAATGCGGATTGCTCTCTTAAAAATCTTTCTTGGTTTTCGAGCAGGACTGCGGTTACCGCTTTACGATGGGAATCTTTGATTGGATCAAGACCCTCATAGTTGAGAAGAGGTGCCCACTTTTCCTGCAATCTTTCTGACTGAAACATTGCGGTTTACCTATTTGTGGATGTTTTTGTTTGAATTATATTAAATTCAATTATTTTTGCTAAATGAACCTAAAGTCTTCAGGTATGCTGACATAGAACCAGAGGGAAACTCGGGTGACTGATCAACACCTTCTGAAAGGGTTTCTGTTTTAGCAGATGCTGGAGCTTTCTGTGCTGCGAAGTATGACTCCTTCAGCGTCTCCAGTTTCTCACGATATTCTTCTTCACTTTCAAACTCAACACTTTCGGCAAGTGAAGCGAGCTTCTCTTTCTGTGTCTGTGCAAGACCTTCAGAGACCTTATCAAGGATACCATCAGCAACCGACTCTGCGAGACGCTTGTTTAATCCGATGTTTTTCTCAATCTGCTCGTTGAGTTTTTCTTCCATTTCATCAAGTTTTTCTACCATGCTCTCAAGAACATCATATTTATCTTCAGGGATTGATACATAATGTGCTTCAAAAAGTTCCTTCATGCCAGAGAGGAAGCTCTCTGTCATTTCGGTCTTAAGTCCATGTTCAATAACGAGGGAGTTCTCTGCGAACCACTCGTCTGCAACATACTCAAGATATGAATCAACACGCTCGGCAAGTGCTTCTTTTGCTTCAGAAACTTCCTCTGCGAGTTTTTCTTCGTATGCTGCTTCCAGTTCTTCTTTAATGGTAGCAACCTTTGCATTGATTGCTGCTTCAAAGATGGTCTTTGCCTTTTCTTTGAATTCTTCGGAGAGTTCTTCACCACCGAGAAGAGCATTAACATCTTCTTCGATGTCATATTCTGCGGTTTTCTCTACTTCCTCTTCAACAACCTCATCGACGATCTCTTGATCTTCTTCGATGGTTGCTTCGGTTTCAAGTTCTTCTTCTTCCTTCATGCCTTTAGCACCTTTGTTTACAACGTCTCTTACTTGCTTCAGAGTCGCACCAGGAGTCTTCAGCTTTGCTGAATCATTGTCTGGTTTGTAGTTATCTGGGGTAGGACCACCAAGATCCTCATAAGAACCTGCTACTGAAGTATCCATTGCTTCTGCTGGTTTTGCACCTGCATTGACAGCAGTTTTGGATTGCTTTGTGCCTACTTCCATTTCTTGTAATTGTTTGCCACGAGACATTTGAACTCTCCGTTTACCTTAGTTATTAAACTATATTTATTTATAAATTAAAATCTTTTATAAATTATTGAGGAAATCATTGAACAGATTTAACTTCTGCTCATCAAGTCTTTTTTGATCAACTAAAGTGTTGATTGTTTTGTAAGTTTTCTCTGCATATCTTTCGCGGAGAATACCTCCATCCCAAACCCACTCTTTTCCTTCCATAA